ATTGTTCAACCTGCTCATCTGTAGGTTCAAACCCTGCATCCGCAAAAGCTGCACGGGCTTCTGCTTCAGTAATTTGACGTGGGTCTACATATCTTGCAACCCTATCTTTTACATAAGATTCAAAGGGTTGACTAAGAGCGCCTGATGTATAGTTGCGGCTTTCACTTTGCTGTACGTACCTATCAATTTCATCTTCTGCGGGTTCATACCCTAAATCTCTAAAAAATTGTCTGGCTTCTGCCTCTGTAATTTGACGTGGGTCTATGTATGAACTTATGGCTTCTTTACGCGCATCTGTTAAAGTTAAGCCATCAAGAAAATTATTTACTTGAGCATCAGTAGGATCGTAATTGTTTTCTTCAAAGAAACTTACTATCTCACCTTTAGCAGCTTCAACATCCTCAGCAAATGTAGTGAGAGATGTTTCATTAGCGGATTGCCCTACATATTGAGTTTTTTCTTCATCTGTTAAAGTTATACCTGCAGCGGTTGCAGCGGTGTCTACCTCTTCTTCGGTTACATAGTTGTCGCCTACAAACTGTTCTATTTCTGCTCTAGTGTCAGCCTCACTCCGTTCACCTACGTAACTAGCTATGGTATCTGCATCGGCTTCAAACCCGGGTGCAGCACTTGCTATAATTTGCCCGACTTCATCTGTGGTTACAATAAACTCGTCATAGGATGTGTTAAGCATTTCATTAAGTGCGCTAACGTCAGTTATACCAAGGTTGACCAGTGTATCTCTTGCAACAGTAGGGTTTTCACTTTGTAATGCTTCTTGTACTGTTGTGTTAAATCGCATAGCGGTATCAGCTACATAATTACCCGTATACAACCCACCAGCTACACCAAAACCTATAACTCCTCCGTATAAAGCAGATTCGGCAACTGCCTCAGTAACGTTTCTGCTAGGGTCCATTAGTTTTAAATTTGTTTCAGTAAATAATGTTGTAAGACCCTCTTCTATAGATTCGGTAACACCTTCTTTTGCAGATACCTCAACCCCCTCCGCTATGGCTTTACCGATATAATCAATAGCTTCATCTGATCCTCTAAAAATAGATTTAGCTAACGCATTTCCTCCAACAGCGCTTGTCATAACCGTAAGTAGTGAAGCTATAACACCGCTATTTGCAGATAAATTTGACGCATAAAGTTCTGCATCTGTTTCACTCATACCTTGCGCAATAGCTGCTAAATATGCCTCGTCAAACACTGCTCCTTGGGTTCCAAAATATGCTTCTGCAGTGTCTGCAGCTAATGCACCACCTACGCCAGCGGTATTACTTACTACATCTACAAACTCATCGCCAAATTTTCTTGGGCTAATTCTATTAAACACATTAAATAGACCCTCTGTGGCTTTTTTAGCTGCCCCGCCAACTGCAATATTAAAAATTTCTTGCACCATTTCTTTGCCTATATGGTCAGCGGCAAAGTGTATTGGGTCTGAAACCATAGCATTACCTATGGCCCTCGTTTGCAACATAAGAACTTCGTTATCGTTAGGCTGTCTATTGTTCTCTTCTATAAATTTAGCTTTAAGGTTTTTATATTCCTCTGAATCCTGTATCCTTTTCTCTTTCCATTCCTCAGTAGCTGCGCCCTCAGAAAAAGTAAGTGTATCCGTGGCTATAGATTTTAAATAATCAGACGCATCTGTGCGATTTGAAGCTTCGAGAATATCGGCAACAAAACCTATGGATTCTCCAAGACCACCAGCTATAACAGATGCGACATTTCTAGCAAATTCATCATTTTCGAATGCTTCTTGATTAAAATTATTTGGGTCAAATCCAAATTTTTCTATAAGTGATCTTACAGCCCTTGCACTATCATCAATATTTTTATCGCCTGTTAGCTCGTGATATTTTACTAAAAACTGAGCTTCGTAAGGCACTAGTTCAGTTACAGTTATTGTGCCGCCATTATTAAGAGTTACGTCATACCCAAGGGACATAAGCCTAGCAGCCTCTGTTATTTCTTCTAACGTAGCGCCTTCAGCGCCCACAGCTAAAGAAACTTTAAGTGCTTCTTTGGTGGTAGGGTCTGCGTTATATGCTGCCGCCTGTGCCTCATCATTTTCTTGACTTCGTCGTATAAACTCCTCATCTGAAACAAACAATCTTGCTGCTTCGCCGTCTATTATTGTCATTATAGACCTAGCTTCTCCATTCACTACATCCGCATATGTAACACCCTCATCTAATTGTATTCGATCTAAACTTTTGCTACCGTCATCACCAACGGTGGTATTTATAGCATTTACTATACCGTCACTAATACGGATTATATCATCTGGCCCTTGCACAGAAGAAAATACAGGCGCTTCTTCACGTATATATTTTAATGCTGCTGTCTGCTGCGCGTTATTTAAAGCAAAAATGTCTAAACCCGCGCCACCTAAAGCTTGCTGCAATAGAGAAGCGTGAAAATCGTTTGTTCGTGTTTGTAAATCATTTACAAACGCAGACGTTTGGTTCTGTAAATAATGTGCATGGATATCTTCATCTGGTCCTAACCCATAGAAAGTGCGGTATACATCTTCGTTAAGAGAAGCTGGATCAAATTCTGTTAGCCCCGCATTTACAACCATAGTGGATATGCTTGCAATTTCGTTTGTTAATTCTTCTACGCTTTTAAACTCACCACCAGCTAACAACTCATCTATGTCAGTCAACATACCCTTTAACGAGTTATCATAAGTATTTCTAAGGCCAAGCAGTGTTTCTCCTATTTCGTTATACGTATCTCTAAACCCTGCCTTAGCTTCAGCATTATCATTAGTATAAGCCGTGTAAGCCGCGCCCGCTGTGTTAACTGCATCAAGGTTTGCTTGGTTCTTGTTCGCGTTATAAAACTCTACTGCGTCTTCCCATAACCCATACAATCGCTTTTCCTCGTTGTATATGGTCGTATAGCCATTACCAGCTTCAGTAAAACTTTCTAACGCAGTGCTAACCTCTTCAAAAGCTTCTACTGTCTCGCCTTTATTGCCAAACAGCGTATCTAACTTATTATTTATACCTAAACCTTCAGAAGAATTTATAAAATCTCGTATTTTATCATCAGCTTGCGTTTTAAGGTTTGCAAAAAACGCGTCAGTTGGCTCTAAACCGCCTTCAATCGCAGCATTTAAACTAGCATTTAAGCCATCTCCAACGACACGTACCATATTCTCGTCAAAAACATTGCCTAAACTTTCTTGTAGGTTGGAAAGAATTTGTATGTTACCAGTATACCCGCGTACCAAACTACTTAACGCGTCTTCTGTTACATTACCCCCTTGAACAGCAGCGATTATACCTGCAGTAGCACTATCCCTTATTCCTGCGCCTAAATTAGTCCATTCTTTTTGACCCCCAACTTCGTCTGTAATTACGTTACCAAGCGCGTCGTCTACAGCACCTAATGTATAACCCACCCCTACAGCAAGATTACCTGTTAAAAATGCGTTAGATGCAGCTTCAAAATTAAAACTACCGTCAGCAGGATTAAATGAATGTATTAGAGTAGTAGCAAATTGTTCTGTCCCGCCAGTTAAAGCAGTAGATAATGCACGGCTAGCGCTATCAGAAATGTTTCCTATCTGCCCAACGGCCTGTTCAATAGAGGAAGAAGCTTGATTACCAACTATATCGCCAACTGTGCTACCCGCATACGTTAGAGCCATACTCGTAATTATATCTTCTGCAGAACCGCCTCTATACGCTGTAGAAGCACCTTGATTAAGTGCTAAAGCTAGTGGCCCTCCAAACCCTGTTATCAACAACGCTGCTGTGCCGATTGTACCAAACGGGTCTTCTACAATAGCTGCAGCTATATCTTCTGCTGTAGCGTTAAAGTCTAATTCTAACGCTTCGCCTTCGTCGAATGGGTTTAGGTCAATGGTATCGTAATTACGGGTGGCATAGTATAATTCATGCTCCGCAGTACCAAGTATATCTATGTCTAAAAAATCTATTTCTGGGACTTTACACATTTATCTACCTTCCTGCACGTTCACAGTAATAAGCAATAGACCTGTGTCTTTAGATTTTCGTATTTCCATAGGGTATCGCCTACCAATAATTGGTGCGACAGGCATTAAGTTTTCATTTTCAGCCGTAAATTTTAACACAGCTATCTTTCTTTGTTTTATTTTAGCTAAATAATCTAACATGTTTTTTAACATGTTTTTAGGAGTATCTGCATTATACATTACTACAAAAGCTACAAGCATGCCTTTTTTATTTTTTCTAACAGGTATAGTTATAAAAACAGTATTTCCAAACTGATCTATTACTGCATTTTTATTGCTACTTAATATAGAAGCTGTTTGTAATTGCGCTCCCATACTTTGATTAGGATCACCCATATTCTCAATGCCTTTAGCAATGACAGTGGGTATGTCCATCTGTTCCATTACGTGACCTCAAGAATACTTGCTACTACGTGTAACCTGTTAGCAGTAGCGGCGGTAACCTTTAGTATTTCTTCGGCTTGTACGATTAGCGGTGCCGATAGAAGCTCTAACGTGTTATTAGCAGATACAGCTTTAGTCTTAAATAAACTAAACACATCTGACCCGCTGGTAATCGTTAAGGTGATCGTGTCAGCGTTACCGCTGTCTTCAGAAACAAGAATAGATTTAACAATGCCAGTTGTAGACGCAGCACAAGTGTAAAGCGTAGTTATGTTAGTGGTGGTTAGGTCTACCTTTGCGTTTACGTATGTGTTTGCCATTAACTCAAGAACCACCCTATTGCATCAGTTTGGTTTGCTAGTGACCTATCCCGTAACGTATTATCGACCTGATTAAAATACAAACGAAGTACTTTATTAAACTGTTCAAACTCAAATGCAGAATATTCATCGGGCGGGTATGGCAGGGCAGGGGCCACAAATCCTACGGTATAATCATTACTAGCCATTACCGTCTCCCGTCTGGACGCATATCAAGGCGCGGTGCGCCTAACTGCCACTGTACTCCTGTGGTGCTGGAATCGACCTTTAAAGACATCTGTCTACCCCTGACCCTAGTGTGTATCTGACTCGTATAGACATCTACAGGTGAACTTGCTGACCGCACAACTGTGCCTGAGTTTACGCCGCTTTCTGATGCGGGGCTGTTTCTGCCAGAGCCTGATGAGTTAAGGGGAAACAACGTCATGGTTATTGTAGGTGTGTCACCTGTAGACCCCTCAAAAGACACATCAGGAAACATCCTAGACACAAGAGCAAACTGATGTCCGTCTTCTAAATCAAACTGTGCAGACGTAATAGATGCAGTAATAGCTGCAGGCGTTCCTGTCTCATTATCATCAATACCGTTTTCATGGTCCACAAGCACAGAGTTATACGTGGCTGCAAGAGGGAAACTTCTAAGACCGGAGTCTAGCCATGCAGTGCGTGCCATGTTTCCATAGTACCAGATATCTTCTAAGTAATTGTATATAACATACCTGTCTATGTTAGACGAAGCCGCAGAGCAGTAGAACCACCATACCTCATGGAATGCTTCGTTACTGCCGCCAAACACCTGTACATACTGCAGGTCGTTAAAGTCTGTAAATATATACTTTCTAAGATCACAACGTAGTGGTTGCACTCGACCATCGTATTTGTAAAATTTGTCCTTACCCATCCAATATGAAACACCGTTGGCGTAAGCCACAGCATTCTGAGACGCGATAGAAGTTTGCTCACCCACAATCGTAGCGCCCCATACACCAGACCCTGCGCCCACATACTGCAGAGAGTAAAGTGAAGAATCAGTCCAAACCAAAACTTCTTGTCGTGCTTGTTGTGCGGTTACAATCTCTGTACCACGTGACAAGCGAAGACTACCTGCCTGTGTAGTTGCAATGGGTGTCCAGTTTACCGCGCTTTCTTGGTCAGACCACCGAATTAACATGGGGTCTTTGGACGAACTACCTATCGGATTAGTGCCAAAACAAAACACAAATCTATTAATATCAGAAACAAGAACATTGTTTACAATCGTTGGTACATCAGAAGCCCCAGCTAATGAAGTAAGTTCCACTGCACGTGTAGCAAGGTCACCGCTGGCTGCAGACGCGTCCCAATAATACAAACGTCCGTTACGGTGCGCGAATATTAAGTC